CAGAACCTGCAACTGCATGTCCAGGATCTTCTAGATCTACTTGCAATTCAAGTGTGTTGTAAGATGTAGTTAGTGTACCATCAGCGTACAAAGTAATCAAATCTGCATTACTAGGTACAGAACCGTGACGGTAAGGAGCACCTGCAGAACCTTGAGCAAACCACTCTAAGTCAGCAATTGCTCTAGCAGTACCATCTCCAAGAACTGCAGCAGTAGTTGCAACATTAGTAGTGTCACCAAATCCATCTAGAGTTACATCAAAAGTAACAACATTACCTGCATCAGGAATCAATCCTAATTTCCAGTCTTGCTCTAAACCTGTGATTTTAATACCTGCTGCCGCTGCGGCCATTGTTGCGGCTGCAATATACTTAGCAGTACCATCAGCAACAGTTTCTGTAGCTTCAGCATATGGAGTGGATAATGTAGCAACATTACCAGTAACGTCGACTACTTTGTAACGAGGAGTTGCATCATCTGCAGCAGCACTGATGTAGTCACCAGCTGCAAATGCAGGAGTATTACCAATAGTAACACTTTTAGATCCGTTTACGAAAGCAGCAGTACCTGAAGAAGATGCAACATCTTCTGTAACTACAGCAGCAGAAAGTAAAGATACTTTAGCAGAAGCTCTGTTTTTACCACTAGCTTTTCCTGAGAATTTAGAATTCTTAGTCATTGCTTGCTGAATATTGTCTGCAATCTCTAGTTGAGTTGCGTTTGCATCAGAAACATACTCAAAGAAATGTAAATCTGATTGCTCAGAGTACAAGTTAGTATTGTTTTTAAAGTTTACACGAACTGTATAACGGTTAGAGTTAAGATCATCAATTGATCCTGAAGTACCATTCCATCCAAATACTGAACTTTGCTGACTACGATCAACATCATGCTCTTGAGATGTTGTTTTAGTAATATTTGCAAATTTAAATAAAGGAGTAAATCTAACGTTACCGTCTGCATCTTTTTGCCCAATCTTTACGTAAGGGTGAGCAGCAGCTGTAATAGCTCCATCAGAAATAATTGCATTATTTTCATCTACAATAAATACATCTCCCGCAGTTGCTTCTGCAATAGAAGATGTTTCTTGAGGTCCTACAAATACATGTAGGGAATTATCTGTTTTAAACATTTGTTTTCTTTTTAAAAATTAATTAATCTAATTATACTGCTCTAAGTACAATATAAAGTTTTGCATTTACAGGAGTGATAGGAGATGTTGCTGCAGTAGCTACCGCAAGAATATTACCTTTGTTACTAGAGTCTTCTCCAATAACAACATCACCTACTTGTAAATTAGCAAACCCTGCTTGAGTAGTTGAAGTACCAGAAGCTGTAACAACTTCAGTTAAAATCAGCGCTCCAGCAGCATCATTATCGTACAATAGATTAACAGCATCTACCACCTTATTGTGGTCTTGTACAGTAACTAGAGCATTATTAAGTGCTCCACCTACATTGTTACGAGGGCCTACATTAGCTCTCGTTACTTTTTGTAATTTTTCTGTTGCCATTTTATTCTATTTCGTTAAGTTCTATTTTACTTGATTGGTATCGTGGTTGCTCTACGTTTTCTAAAGCGTCTACGACAGCCATCCTTACAATCTCTCTATGTGTATGTTTTGATAAAATACAGTCTTGATCTTTTGATATATCTAAAGGGTTTTTCAAATATCGTAAATAATATTTAGAAATAGATTGTTTTTCTCCAGTTATTAATTCAAATGATCCTTTGTAATCTGTAGAATCAGTTTCTGAAGAATTATACTCTCCAAAATCTAATCTATAAACTGTATCTTTAGTAGGTTTATTAAATGGATCATCCATAATTTTATTATAGCGATCATATGTTATAGGTTTAACAGGAACTCTTCTTAAAGAAGTATAATTAGTAGTAGGAGAATTTGTTGAATAAATAAGAGCTTCTTCATTTATACTATGACGATAATTGTCAGGTAAAACAAAGAAATAACTATTAGGTTTTTTATCGTTAGAATTATTTGAAATAATTTCTCCCGAATGCTCTGCAATCAACATACGAAGATCATCTCTACGTTTCTGATCTTCTTCAAAACTAGTTCGTCTGACATTGTTCCCAAACGCACGTTTAGACACAAATTTATTTTGCGCTATATTTAAAAATCTATCAATCTCACTAGATAAGAAGGAAGGGGAACCCCCCTCTCCTGCTTTATCCATGAGTAGTTTAAATTCTTTATGCATTTGTTCTCTAGTCATACTACTTGCCTATAGACATTTTACCTTTTAAATCTAAATACACTTCCTGATTGTCAGGATTTTTTAAATATTCAATCGTTTGTTCAAGCGTATAACCTACTACATCTCCACCTGGAAGAACATATTTAGTACCACTTTTTGCAAGAACTCTTGATGCTATACAATCATCAATAAATGCTCTCATAGCAAATGTAGGGTCTTCTACTGTAGTTAAGAATTCTTGAGGATCATTACTTACAACTTTATCAAGTTGAGATTCAATAAAATCTACAGAAACATCATCTCCTGCTCTTTTACCAATAACCTTAAGAACATCTTTCATTTCATTAGTAGACATATTACTAAATACTTTGTAAGCTTTACGTTTAAGCTTAGATTTCTTATTTTCTACTTTAGCTTCTTGCTCTTGCGAAGTCATCACGTATTCTGCAAACGGAGAATCAAATCTTTCCATTTCTGAATTAGCAACTTTTTGATGAGCTTTTAAAACTAAGTATTTCAATTCTTGTTCTGGGAATCCAAGATCAAGAGTAGTTCCTTCTTTAGGAACATCAACTCTAAACATAGTCCAATAGTCTTTGTTGTATCTAGACAACGTACCTGCAGACATGTTCATCTTTTTTTCTAGACGTCTTTCGTCTTCCTCAGTTAAACCAGTATTAAGAACTCCAGTACCTTTTGTTGCTTGAACAGTTAAACGCTCAAAGCATTTAGAATAGCGGATGGCCCCGTCGTGATCGTCGGGTAGCCATCCATTCTTCTTAATAGGTTTTAAAGTAACCTTATCTGGTGTATTATTTATAACAACACTTTCCTTCTTCACTTGTACAGGTGCAGCGTCTAGAGTATTCTCTGTTGCTTTTGCCTTCTTTGCCATCTTCTTTTGTGTTTATATTAATTTAATTACTATTTATCAGACAGTTGATGAGTAAATCAATTCTGCACAAGACATTGGGTTTGCAATAAGCACACCTTGTTGAGCTTGAGCGAACAATTGGTAACCATCTACTGCAGACGCAGAACCTTTACTGAAGTTCGTGTTTGGTCCTAACGGTGAAGTTGAACCAGCAACGTGCCACATCAATTCTTTACGTCCTTTAGGATATACTCGACGAATGTTCTTTTCTCCACCTGAAGTACCCATGTTTAGGATAGTGTATCGGTAAGACTCAGTGTATCCACCTTTTGGGTGCGGCACACGGTTACGAACTTCGTTATCATACATTGGTAAGTGTACCAAAGTAAATCTAATTCCTTGAGGGCCCATAAACTCTCTGTATTGACCTTGGAAGTTCAAGTCTTGTCCAGATCCTCCGATTCTTTTAGAATCTAGCGGTTGGAAACGAGCTGCGTGATTTTCAAGAGCTCTGTGGAATTGAACCATACCACGCTCACCTGTAAACGCTACGAAGTGACGTTGGTCTTCTGGAAGGATGTTAATTGAAAGATTCAATAATACATCTTCTAGATAATCAATTGTAAAGTCAGTATAGTGGAACTTGTACGATGGAGAGATTTGCTCACGTAAACCTGCACCTTCGATGATTGGAGTACCATTGTCTCCGTACATGTTGTAAGTACCATTAGCTTGTTTGTTAGACTTAGAGAACCAAAGCATACGCTCTTTTTCTTTCATCCACTGACACATAAACTCCCATTCAGCGTACTGAGTCCAAATCTTTGAAGTCTTGTTAGACTTAGGATCTAGCATTTCAATAACTAATGGACGTTGGTGCATGTTTCCAGGGATAGTGTAAGTCTTAGATAAGAAAGACATTGCATTACGCATTTTGAACGGAGAGCTGTAGCTTGTTTCACCAT